CTCTACTGATAACATCTTCGAATTTGTATTTTTTCAACCAAGGAACACTTGATAGTGATTCAGATAGTTCTGCTAACTCTTCTTCATAATCTACGATTGATTCGAAAATGGACATTGTAGGAATTGGAACTTCATTTGCTTTCTTCTTTGTAAATCCTATAGGTATTAAGTAATGAGTATTTTCATTATAATTCTTGGATAGTATGTTCCTATGCTCTACAAATTTATCAGCTAAAGTTCTTTGGGCGGAATTAAAATCATCTGTTTCTATTTGCCAAGTTATTGAACTTATTTTTTCTAAAACCTTGGACATCACTATGTTTTTCTTGACTTTTTCCTTTTCGATTAAAAATATTGAAACTATGAATGGCTCTCTGGTTTCATAACCAAGGCTTCTTGCTTCATTATTAATATCAAGCTTGTTAATATCAGATCCATTAAGTAATGAATCTATTGCCGACAGTACTGTGCTCTTCCCAACGCCATTTTCACCAATGAAATAGCATGAATTACCACTTAGGCAAATTGGGATATAGTGTTGGTTACGAAAAACTTTATAGTTTCTTAATAACATGCCAACAATCATCCTAAAACTCCTTTTCTGAAATGGTTATTATTAAATCATTGGTTTTAATTATGCTGGTTTACAGATTTTTAATATTCTGGCTAAAACATTTAATTCTTCTATTAAACAATCGAAAGAATGCTTCTGATCTGACACATTAACTTTATGACCAGGAATACGAACCAGCTCTCTAATACTAATATTAGTATCAATGTCAATAAGCCAAGTGCCATCATAGATTTCATCATATTCTTGAGTAGCAATGTACTGAACATTCCCATCGATCACTAAAAGAGGTTTTTTGATTCCTTCTGGCAGAAATGATTTATCTAAGAGGAGGGTTTCACCATCTTGAAGTTGCCTTCCAGATAAGATTTTACTCGGCACTGCTAGTGCAGATGGCGCGGTAATTACGTTCTGCTCGAACATCTCACCTTGTCCGTATGTTAGCCACCGCAATGATGCCCCAGTATCTAAAGCACATTTGAGAACGTATTCCGCAGGAAACGCATTCCGTAGTTGTCGGTTAGCCAACGCGCTAGCGGTGATATCAAGTGCTTCACAAAGCGCCAGCTTTGTCTTGAGGCCGTAGGCAAGGAGCATTCTGTCGATTACAGCTTTTGTATCCTGATTAATCATCTAGATCTCTTTTTGAGATAAAATTATTGACCATCTTAATGCAAGATTGTAAATTCAATCTCGATAAGAGATTTTGGTGCTTATCACCACTTAACGCGACCCGCCACAGGTCATCGGAGGATCTTGCACTATGCGTAAAAACATTTCAATCACGGTTCCTACACCGCACGTAACCATAGAAAAATACTGTGAACTCACAGGGTTATCTAAAAATACAGTTGATGACATGCTCGCTGATGGGCGTTTGTCATCATACCGTCACCGTTTGGGAACTGGTGCAAAACGGGAGAAAGTCCTCATCAACATGGTGAAGCTCACACTTAATGCTCTCTCGGAATGTGAATTTTCGGTAACAGTTTGAGATGTTGCCAGACGCAAAAGGGGAGAGAAATGTTTGATTTTGAAGTTTCGAAACATCCACATTTTGAGATGGCGTGTCGCCAGTTCGCTGTTCGGCAAAACCTTGTACGCGTTGCTGAACAGATTGAAATGAAGCCACAGATGCTACGCAACAAGCTGAACCCAGAACAACCGCATCAACTGAGTTGTACCGAACTATTGACAATCACTGATGCAACAGAAGATTCCAGCTTGGTAGATGCCTTGCTGGCACAGTTGAACTGTTTACCTTCAGTGCCAATCAATGAGGCATGTGCTGGCAACATATCCACCTACGCATTAAAAGCAACGGCAGCAGTAGGTTCTGTTGCGGCGGCGGCGGTAGAAGGCGATCACAAAACAGCATCTCGCAAATCCGCTTTACTCGATAGCGTCAACACGGCGATCCGCCATTTGTCGCTAATCGGCCTGACTGTTCAAAATCGTATTCAATCCACTCCGGCGCTAGCCTCCACCGTTGATGTGATCAGCGGGTTGAGTGCAGTTGCTGGTTTAAGTTGAGGTGATCACTGTGCCTATCTCAATCGCTCCACTGCTGAAACAGCAAAGCCCGTCACGCCATTTTGAAAATGGCTTTATTGAATTGCCGAGCGGCAAACGCTGGCGGCCGCGTCACGATCAGGCTGCATTGTTGCGTGGTCTGTCTACTGCAAAACCTGCGCAACTGTTGCGCCGTTTGCTCTGTCGTTAATTGGGGTTGATATGTTACTGGCAACGGATGACCAAAAAGCTATCGGCATTAAGCGCATTTCTCAGATTAAGCGTGATCTGTTCGCGCATAGAAAGAATGTGGCGCAAGAGGCTTTTGATAAGTCACCGGGGCATATCCGCAGAACGGTTTGTTTTCATGCTGGGCTGAAAGAACGGCATGTAAGTATGAAATTTGCAGAAATGAGTTATACCGAACGCCAGAAATTAATAGGGGCGTTTAATGACCTTATAGATTTATCAAAAACCTTGCCGCGATTTATAAGTAACGACGACTGTGAATTAAATAATAATTAACCGAACTGCGTAATTTTGGCGTTAACCCGCCGGGCATCGCTTTGCCTGAAATAAGGATTATCTATGAAACTTGAAACAACCAAAGATATTAAAGAATTTTACGCGCAGCCATTAGATGCCGTGTTGCTAAGTGTTCGTATTGATGAGCGTAAGAACCAAGCCGATCTCACCGCTGCTCGTCTGGTGCGTTTGGCTGCTCACATTACCAAGAATGCCTTAACGGCTCTCGAAGCTGTGGAACTGCTCTGCCAAGAAGCTGAGGCCATTGAGAACCAAGCACAGGAGCTGCACTAATGGCCGATTCAATGGACTACTCGCAAGAGACTCAGGCGCTATTGCTTGAAACGCAGATCGCCAATGCCCGTCAGTCCTCTGCGCTGCCGTCTGCGTTCGTGTGTGAAGAATGCAATGCTCCGATCCCTGCCGTACGTCGTGAGGCTGTTCCCGGTGTTTATACCTGCGTGGGTTGCCAGCATCTTCGCGAGGTGAAAAGTCACCTTTTTATTTTCTCGGGGATCGCATGATCGAGTTCTCTATTTTATTCGGCCTGCTGCTTTTGGCATCAGGTCATTTTATTGCTGCGGATTTGAGTGATTCAGAATTCATGCGCCGCCCAGAAAACCAAAATTACGATTAGGAAATTAAATGAAAAAGGCAATATTCCTTTATGACTTTACCGGCCTTATGGCCCAACCATGGATTGAAGCCGGGTATGAATGCTGGTGTTTTGACGGCCAGCATGAATCAGGCGTTATCAGGGAGGGTAATCATATCAAGGTGGGCATGTGGTTTAGTGCGGCGGACAAACTGGCGCAAGCAAGGAAAATCACTGACCTGGTGGGTGATGGCGTAGAAATAGTAATTGGTTTTCCCGAGTGTACGGACTTGACCGTTGCCGGAGCCAGGCACTTCGAGAATAAAAGACAGGCGAATCCATTATTTCAACTTGAAGCGGCTGAGTTGGCTGATTTGGTTCGTATAGTAGGTTTGCTCAGTGATGCACCCTGGGCATTTGAGAACCCCGTGGGTGTCCTGTCGACCATGTACCGCAAGCCGGACTTTGCTTTCAATCCTTGTGACTTTGCAGGTTATTTGCCCGAGTGGGATTTACACCCCGTTTACCCTGATGTTTATCCTGGGCGTGACAGATACAACAAAACAACAAATATCTGGTGCGGTGGCGGTTTTGTTCAACCACAGACGAAGCGCATCGAACCGGAATTTAAATATAATCCCGGTTGGAAATTATGCGGTGGTAAATCAAAGCGAACAAAGAACATCCGAAGCACAACCCCAAGGGGATTTGCCAGGGCGGTTTTCCTGGCAAATGGCTATAAGCACTGTTCTTCGTGCAATGAACGCTACTGCGGTAACTGCATCCAAGGCAATGGTGCAGAAGTTCAATGAGCCAGGCTGTTCCTGCTTACGCTTACCCATGGAATACACCGCGCCCGGCAATCGCCGGGCCGGTAAGACCGCTTACCCGTGAGGAACATGCTCAGGGGCAAGCTGTTTTACGCAAGATCCACTCCCTGCCGCGCTTTCTCAGCGCAATTTTCCTGTCACGCCATGATTACTTGCTGAAATCAAAAGGGCTGCATGATGCCAACAAATGGCTGGTGTTCCAATTTGAGCGCCGCATCTGGCCCCGCATTGAGGCCGTGAACGACAAGAATGGGATGAACTTAGCGGCTTCACCGCGCTGGATGGCGGAAATTGATAATTATGCAGGCTTGCCGGGCATGGATGACAAAGAGCTGAAACGCCTTGCGGATCGCGTGGCCGGCCAACTGCTGTCAATCTATGAGGGCTGCTGTGAAGAGTTCATTGAGCGCAACGGCGGAGACAATACAGGGCTGCTGGAAGACTGTACTCAGGCCGATTTTTATGGTCTTACCGCACCGATGGCCCGCGCCTTCAACATCACCCCGATGTATTGGAGCAAATACCGCAAAGGTAAACTGGATGCCCGGTCAGCAATCGCAAGCCTGTCTCGGTTGGTTAATGCTGAGTGGTGGGAGCGCCAGTTAAAAGCCCAGCGCACGCGCTGGCGCGAGGCGTTGCTGATTGCCGTCGGCAATGTGAACCGTGGGGCGTCGTCCTATGCCAGCAAGCAGGCGATCCGTGAAGTGAAAGCGCGTCGCCAGTCTAACTTTGATTACCTCAACAGCCGCGAGCTGGAGAACGTCGAAACCGGCGAGCGATTCAGCCTGATCGATAAGGTCATGGCGAGTATCTCTAACCCGGAAATCCGTCGTATGGAGCTAATGACGATAGTTGCCGGGGTTCAACAGGCAGCCGAGATTAAAGGTGATAAGGGGATGTTTATCACTATCACCACGCCATCCAAATATCATCCGACACGTACCGTCGGTAAAAACAGCCCGAAGGTGCAGTTTAACCACAATTGGGATGAAGAAGCGCACACGCCAAAAGATGGCCAGCGCTATCTTGTGGACTTGTTTAGCAATATTCGGACTGCGTTTAAAGACAACGGGTTGCAGGTTTATGGCGTGCGGGTGGTCGAGCCTCATCACGATGCAACACCACACTGGCATATGATGCTGTTTACATCCAAAGAGCAGCGCCAGCCGGTGATCGATATCATGCGGCGCTATGCCATGGCCGAGGATGGCGACGAACGCGGCGCAGCCAAGAACCGTTTCGACTGCAAGCACCTGAACAAGGGCGGCGCAGCGGGCTATATCGCCAAATACATCGCCAAAAATATCGACGGTTATGCACTGGACGGCGAGCGCGATCATGAAACCGGCGAGTTGTTGACCGAGACGGCCGCCGCTGTCACCGCGTGGGCCTCTACGTGGCGCATCCCTCAATTTCAATTCATTGGCTTGCCGTCGCGTGGGGCGTGGCGAGAGTGTCGAAAAATTCGCGCTATCAGTCTGGCCGATGAATTTGACGAAAGCGTGGAGGCGGTACGCGCTGCCGCTGATGCCGGTGATTTTGCCGCTTACATTCTGGCCCAGGGCGGCACCAACGTTTCCCGCGACGATCAGACCGTGCGTGTTGCCCGCCGGGTTGCTGACGAACCCAACGCCTATGACGAAGAAGTCCAGAAAATCGCGGGTATTTATGCCCCGCATATTGGAGCCGATCGCATCTATGAAACCCGCACGACTCAATGGCGCATTGTCGCTAAAGCCGTTGCCGTTGAGACTTTGATTTTGAAAAGCACCTCTGGTGCGCCTCGGAGTCCTGTCAATAACTGTGGGTTGGTCGATAGCAAAGGCGTTACAAATTCGCAGGATAGTGAGCCTGTAGAGGCCGTGGCGGTGCTGGAATACCCACCGGAGACACCGATTGACTGGAATGATATGACCGTTACACGGTCTGTTACGAGCCGTATAAGGGCTATTCCGTCGCAGATAAAGAAATCACAACGCAGTTTTGACCCTTATCAGGTGCCAGACATGGCCCCGTCAGCAAGATTGACCACGGCAGAGCGTGATCGGCTGGGCGGAATTCGGGCAGATTTGGCCCGGCACGACATTGCCGCCCAGCGCTGGGAACTGGAAGCGTTAGCTCGTGGTGCTAAAGTCAAATTTGGTGATATTTCAATGCAGTATGCAACGGTTAATGATTGGACAGGTTTCTAATAATTGGTTGCGGAAGCAAAATTTATGGTTAATACTGTATATGCATACAGTAATTGAGCATCGGAGGAACAGGGTGCATTTACCAGCAGTGGAAGAAATGGTTGTTTTGGAACGTATTGAACTCATTGCCCGTCTGGGGGTTTGTTATGAGAGCCAAGCAAAAGACAAAGACATAGCATTGATATGGATTTCAGAACTGGCCGGTGAAATGAAAACGAACATCAGCCCAGAAAAAGCAGCAGTGATCCAGCAGCTCGCTACTATTTCGTAATCCATAGGTGACATATGAAACGAGATTTACACATGACTGGGGCGTTCATGGAGGCGCTGAAAACTACCGATAAAGGCCGCAGGATTAGGACGGTAGACTTTATACACGCAGCGACAAAGCAAGGAACGCATGTTACCCCGGAGGAGGCGAACTACTACATAAAAAATAGGTCTGGCCATGTTTTCAAGTTGATTGAAGAGGGCCGCTATCAGCACAATACATACCTTTATTTGTGCTAAAAATTGTATTAGCTCAGACTTGATCTGACATTGTCACAGCACAGAGCTTAACCTAACAGGGCGGCTCTGTGCCATAAGCGGACCTTGATAAATTTCAGCTTCTCAGACTAAAGTGGAGTACTAATTTTTATTTAAAACCACTCATTACGGGAGCTGGAAAGATGGAAACCGATTGGCATAGCTCCTCACTAACACGTTCTACAATCATTGATAAAAATTACAAAAACACACAAAACGTTCGCCGTTTTATAGTCAAAGAGTGTGGGGAGAATTTTCGATTCAATCGTGAATTTATGAGCTGGATAAGTAATGCTACCCCTAAGAATTTGGGTGATGTCGTGGATGAGTGGAAACGGAGGTATAAACTTTAAAATATGGATGCCAACTTCTTGCTTATAGCGAACCTTGTGCGTTCTGGCACAGGTTAGCACCTCGAATTTTATCTCGGCGATAAAGCAGTTTCGTAAGAAAGCTTAGTTTCTGTGGTACCCATACCAGATAAAAGCAGGATTTTTATGGAAAAAATAATTCTTGTCCCATCTAATCTTGGTCTCAATCCCCTTTATGAAGGGCACAGGCCGGGCACATTCCGCGCACCATCAGTTCTCATGCAGTACGGACTCGATAAAATGTTTTCCTCTTGTGACTTTGTTACTGTTCCCTGCCCTGAATATAGTCCTGAATGTGAGCCAGGTACTGATATCCTTAACGGTCACAAGCTCAGGCAACTTAATCTACAGTTGGCTGATGAAGTAGAGGCGGCACATCATCGTAACTTAAAGCCCGTTGTGATCGGAGGCGACTGCGCCATACTGCCCGGAGCCTTGCTGGGCAGCAGGCGTCAGTTAGGGCAACTTGCACTTGTGCATATTGACGGCCACAGCGATTTCCGTCATCCCGGAAACTGGAAGCGAGAACCAGGAGCACGACCAGGCGCTGCGGCCGGAATGGATTTGGCACTCGTTACCGGACGGGGAGAACCATTACTGACTGCATGGCCCGGCATCGAAGGATCCCTGGTTCAGGATGACGCAGTGATTCAGCTGGGAGAGCGTGAGTCGCTCCTTGAAGATTATGAATGGCCTGACATTGATGGCACTGATATCCGGCGTATAACTATTTTTGACGCGCTTAAGTTGTCTGATCATCATCTCATCAATGTGATATTCGAGCGGCTCAATCTTTTTCCTGAAATGCCCTACTGGATTCATCTTGATATGGATGTCCTGGACAGTTCTGAAATGCCTGCTGTTGATTGTCCCGGCGTTCCCGGCTTGTCTTCCGAAACACTTGTAAATGTCTGTCGCGAACTTTTTAGGAATATGCGTTGCTGTGGCATCACAGTGACCATTTATGATCCTGATTTAGATCATGAAGGGACAGCAGCAAAGCTCATTTTGGATATGCTCAGAAGCATAACTAACGATATCTGACCCACTTACAATCAATGCGGTCACTA